AAAGTCAGTGCCGTCTGCAACAACACTGGCATACTCATTTAATTTTGTAATGTCCTTCAAAAAATTATTTGTCATTTGATTGCAATCGCTCCTAGAAATAAAAAGTTCTGCCAAAACACTTGAACACTTCTGAAACCAGAAGATTTAAGCATTGTTTCAATCTCTGGCCAAGTATTTGGTTTTAACATATGACGAAGAGTTATCTCTTTGTCCATAATATCTTGCGTTTCAAAATTTTGACGTTTAAAATCATAGTAGTTAAACGTGAGTATGTCTTGAATGAACGCATCCTCTGTGTATATTTTTTCACCGAAGATAAACGCACCACCTTCATTCAAACCATTGTATATGTTTTGGATGACTTCTTGGCGATGTCTCTTTGGCATAAACTGTAGAGTAAAGATAGACGTCACAAGAGAACAGTTGTCAAAACTGTAATGTCTTACATCATCTTTTATAAACTCAACCTGAGCCCAAGGTTCCTTTTTAGATAAATCAACTAACCGTTCATCTAAGTTATCATAGAATCCTTTAGCAATCTCTATTCCAACATACGTTGCATTCTTACAGTGATCTTTATTGTGCAACAACATTTTCTCTGTTGTTTTACCTGTAGAACAACCAATGTCAACTACATTCGTATTGTCCTCAACAAAATATCTTGAGAAACTAATCACGTCACCAAGAAGATTGCTGTATCCACGAATGCTCCAATCAATATGCTCATCAAAACCTTCTTGTCTGTGAGCAAATGTAAAATCAGCCATTATATTTCTCCAACACCTTTTCATATACAGAATTGGCGATACTCTTCATCATCAAAGGTGGAACCATTCTACCACAGCGTTCGGCACGTTGATTCCATTTACCTGTAAGAATAAAATCATCAGGTAAGCTCATTATACGTTTTAGTTCACCCAATGTCAACTTTCTCGGTTCACTCCAATGGAACGCACCAGCAGTAGTATCTGCTGAACCCATTGCAGTAATGGTTGGTGCAGGTTGATATTGTGAAACTCTCTTGAGATTAAAGTGATGACCTTTAGGATGATAATCCATACCAGATAAAACTTTAGGTGGATCAATAGGCATCTTACTACCTGTCTGTTTCCAGTATGCAGTGTTGGTAAACTTATCGGTAAGATACTTTACCTCTTCATCATCGTATTCCAAACCAGCCATCACATCTTTGACTGTCATAACATCTCTGCTTGGTTCTGGAAATATTTGAGAGATATTCATAAAGTTATATCCAGCCTTTGCTGCAACATCTTCACGCACACCAATAAAGATTACACGACTTCTTGTTTGTGCAACACCATAATATCTACTATCCAAAACTTGATGACATACATCATAACCAATCTCTTCAAAGGTATTCAAAATCTTATTGAGATAACCTTTGGCTTCACCGATAGTCAAACCTTTTACGTTCTCTGCAACAATCACCTTTGGTTTAATATATTTAGCAACACGTAGAAACTCAAAGAACAAGTCCTCAATATTTTCTACCATCTTACCATCAGAATAGTTTTTAGTTTGACCCCAACCATCAGAGTGTTTGCCTGACACCTTTTCTATGGTGATGTTTCCAAACAAATCAACATGTTCTTCTTCATGAACATTATGTGATAGTTTACCTGCAACAGAGAAAGCAGAACAAGGTGGAGAACCATCAAGAATATCAAGTTCTCCAACATCAAGACCAGTTGCATTCAGAAAGTCTTCACCAGACAGTTCTTTGATATCGCCAGGTAGAATGGTTGTATCTGGATAGTTCCATGCGTAAGTCGTTTGTGCTTCATCAACAAACTCATTCATACAAAGCACTTTACCACCGGCTAAACGATAACCAGTGGAAGAGCCACCCCCACCCGCAAAGGTGGAGATGACTTTGAACTTCTCTTGTGAAGATGCATCATATACATCTTTTAGTGTGTAAGGTTTATACACTATGCCGCGTCTCCTAATAATGCATCATCGATACTATCTTTCTCACTATCACACAAATCATACACATTTGTTGTATTAAATTGCAGAAACTCGGTTTCTGGAATTAACATTCCATTTTGATAATATTCTTTAAATTTACCACTATTTAGCATAGGCATAACACCAAGAATATTCCACGGTCGTAGACCACTCTCAGGCAATTCCTCATGTTCCATTTTTAGGCCCATCTCTCTCATCAATTTTATTGTATCTTTTAAACGTGCCTCAAGAGTTGCTTTAAATGTTGACACTGATTGAACTGCCTTTTTAGGAGTATCCTTTTTGGAGTAAAGAATCCAAGGCAATCTGTTCGGGCCTTCTTTTAGAATATGTACATTTAGTACATCCGAAGCAGCTTGCCCATCAGTGCAAAGGAGACTAACATCATTTAATGAGTGAATCTTGGCCATTTGTGTATCTTCATACCACTCTCCCCAAGCATCACCATCCATGATACGAGTTAGATCATCACTATGAGCGGTTCGATTCCAGATACCATTAATTACTCTGCCCGGTATACTGCCTCGATCAGAAAAATCTGCATACACATCTAATCCGTCTGGAAAAGGAGTTTTTACAAGTTTTTCGATACTTTCTTTAGTTCGAACATATATACCTTCATTTGCGTTAATGATGGCTACACCATTTGTAATAAGTGTTTCTAAATCTCTTTCTTTTTTGCCAGTCCCAGCATTTTTAATGCTACCGGATAAAATTTTATCCATTATAGGAGAACTAGAATCTTCATAATCAACACGAACATTTACTGGTATCCATTCTTCTCCTATGTCCATCAAATTGAATGTTCTTCGGCGGCCGTTCCTATATCCTATCAATTCACCAGATGGATTAACAACAACCATAATGGCCCAATCCCATTTCTTACCAATCAACCACCCATTCTCTTCAAGAGGAAGGATTCCTGCATCTGTATTGTTATTTGGTCTGATTCCTGTTTGGTCGAATACCTCAGAGGACTTTTTCAAATCACCAATATACATCCATGCCATACAAAGATGATCAGTTTTATCCATAGAAGATATTTCTTCTAAAGACCATTCTCTTGTATATTTTTCTAAGTCTACTATAGTTCTTGTTTTATTAGGGCCTAGGAATTCTCTTTTAGGGTTTGTATCAAACCGTTTCGCATCTAGTGTTATTTGTTTCATAATCATTATCATTCTCCAATTACTTTATATTACTCACCCAAAAAAGTCCTCTAAACTACCTTGTGAACCGTAACTGTCATCAATGTGCCACAGTATCTTGTCTGTGATAAACTTCAGCGGTTCAATAAAACTCTTCTCGAACTGTATATCATAGTCTATTTTACCCACGATGTCAAGTTCTTTTGGAATATCCGTCATAAAAGAAAAGGCTGATGACTGATAGATGTTTGGTTGTTTCATATGAAGAAAACGAATCTTGTCACCTTCCTGTATGAGAGGATACTTGCTCTGTAGTTTCTGTCTTTGCACCAGATGATTATACAATATGGCACCTTTCACATGAATGGGAGCACCTCTACCAAACAACGATGATTCACCTCTAAACTTTTTCACACCATTACAACTTCTTGGATACGCAATCTCTTTTGGGTCAAGACTCATGAACTCTTCGCGAAAATCCTGTATGAAAGTATTTAGCATCTTCTCATCACCACTCATAATAATCTTGAGTGCCGACTTAATCTTCTCACGACATGGAGCTGGTGTTGAACTCTTGACTGCCTCGATGCCCATAATCTTCAGTTGAGGTTCTTTGTATCGAACACCTTCCATGTCATGCACATTTAGAATGTATCTTTTCTTTGCAGTCCATATACCTTTGTCTGCGATTGCTTCTCTACCCATTTCCATCTTCTGGGCATATGCATTCATGGTCTGAGCAAGAGCCTTATAAGAGTTATCAATAAATGGTTCCAGCTTCTCTTTTGCAAGTCTATCCAAGAAGGCGACAACTTTACTAGTCTCCGTTCCCTCGTCAAACAACTGATCAACAAGTTTGTCAAAAGTGATGTATACCGAATCTGTATCAGATGCCACAACATAATCAATTCCCTTTGTCTTAAGAATCTTGTTAAGATAAATGTTGATACTCTTTTCAATCCATCGAATAGATAACTGACCAGAAGTTGTGATTGCCGTAGCAACCATAAGATCATAATACCGAAACCAATTATTACCAATTGCGCCGTAAGCAGAATTAAGTGATATCTTCTTTGCCATTTGGATGTTGTTGTAACGAGAGATAACTTTAAGGAGATTTCTATCTCCAGTGTCCTCAAACTTCTGTCTAGCTTCGAGTGTAAGTTTCTTATACTTGACTCTATCATTGTACATATTTTCCATCAGTTGAGGCAAGAATCCTTTTATGTCCTTTCGAAAGAATGCGCCGTTTGGAGTCATACAATATTTGGTTTTGTTCTGAGTTTTGCCTTCAAGAATCTTATCAACCATACCCTCAACAATACCATCTTCACTATTTACCAAAGTCTCTGGAGAGATATTGTATTGCATAATAAGGTGAGGATACAAAGAGTTCAAATCAAAAGACATAATCCATTTGTGCATACCAACTTGTGGATCTTTAACATAGGCACCTTCAAACTTTTCACTTTT